GCCCTCTCTGAATCTCCTGTGCCCGGTGTCGTTGGGTCTACCACTACACCAAGGATTGCCAGCACTGCAAAGAGTGCATTGATTACAGTCAATAACTTATCTCCAAGGTCTCCAAGGTCGATGGTAAGACCAAACACTGCCGCAATTGCCTGTATCAACAGTAAGATTGCCGGGATCAGCGCCACCCAGAATGCCTTGTTTTTGATTCTTACAATCCAATTGATTTTTTTCATGGTTCTACCTCCTTTAAAAAAGCATTGCTGCTACTGCACCGATAATAGCTCCAATGAGAGCGGTAACAACCCCATCCCATCTCTTAGCTGGTGTCTGCTCAAGATGCGTCACCTTTGCGGTGAGTTGTACCAACGTCTGGTTCATGAAGCCGACCTCTTTGGTTAGCCCTACCATTTCTTGTGCCAGTTGATGTACCACGCTCACAACGTCCTCTGCTTCTTTCATTCGATGCTTTAATGAGCCGATTTCTTTTCCGTGCTCTGCAAGTTTCACTTCTACTTCATTTTCTGTCATGTCTTTCCTCCGGTTTTTTAAGTATAAAAATAAGACCCTCACGGTCTCGCTCTGATCTCCATATTCACTCCTTTAGTCATCCGTAATCCATGTAAATGTCTTTATGCGTTCACAGTAGTCTGTCTTGCCAGTTACAATGGATATTCCTCCGTCTTTTGAAATATAATATCTGCCAGTCCCGATAACTGACGGACCAACCAATTCGCTGTACGTCTCTACTATGTCTACGACTGGTCGATATCCTATAGGGATCCTTAATTCGTCAAACGGTCCGTGCGATCCTGTGTTTGGAAATTGTATAAGTGCCGTGATTTTACATGTAACCACGCACCCTCTCCTTATTAGCTCCGCCTGTATATAGTTGGATGAGTTTATGCTGGCGAATGGTCCTTTTATCTTTCCGGAGTCATAATTTGTTGCTTTAGATATGTTCATTTCGTATGATCCGGAGTTTTTAACAAATATACCGTCCCGTTTAAAATTAACAAGGTTTGAAATGGTGGCTCCGTCAAAATACTGCGCAATCTGCGTTGGGAATATAGACAAGCTTGTGTGTCTGCCGCTGTCCATCCCATTCGCTACAAATACGCCCTTGCTTATCGCAGAGCTGTTTATCCCGTTTTCATCTTCGGAGTAGATCTCTCCGGTATTTACCTGGATAAAAAAGTGTCCGTCCAGACTCTTTATAAGTCCAGCGGTTACAGTTCCGAGGTTTGCGGCAATCGCACTTAGCGTCTCTACATTCAGATTTTCTACAGAAATGTAATAGATCGCCCATTTACTTCCATCCCATCTTTTAATCGGCTCTCCACTTGCTGTCTGCCAGAGCTGTCCAACTTTTGGATTTTCCGGGGGTGTGGGAGATATGATAATTCCACTATCCCCTGTCTCTCCGTTGTCTCCACGTACACCGATAATCACAGGTGTGGTCTTGGTTTCCGTGCTATTGGTGTACCGGATAAGGTCGTAGCTCCATAGGTTTTTCTTGGTTTCGGTCATGTCTTGCTTCGTGTCCGTCCATCCCGGAGAGGATACCGTGATTCCCGTGCTTTTTTCGGATGCCAGATAATACTTGGTCACACTCTCGATTCCTACACCGTCCTTTCCGTCATCCCCGTTTTTTCCAGGATCTCCCGGTGCTCCATCGTCCACCTTGGTGATTGTTACCTCATAATATCCACGCCGGATTCCATTTTCAGTTGCCACGAAAGAGTACACCGCCTTGGTATCCACATCCTCTGCATTTACTGTCACGCTCCTACCTACATAAAACTCTGTCCCATCTTTACTCCACCGGATTTCCAGATTTCCAGACACATCCACACCGTTGTTGTAAGCGTAGGCAGTCAGTGTAGTGCTGCCGATGCCGTTTTTAAAGATAATGCCGTTGTTTGTAGAGATGGAACAGGTGTAGACTTTATTTTTTGAAATCAAGTCCTGCATCCTTTTGATGAGATCGTCGGATATTTCGGATGTAAGCTCTTTGTAGTTTGTAAATACCGTCTTTGCAGTTTTTGGATTGGTAAGACTCCTGATCTGTTCTGATACTCTTGCCTGTAGATAAAGGACTGGTGTCCACTCCTGATCCTGCATCCTTACCGTATCCCCGATGTTGGTGTCAAAATATCCGTCCACCTCGTAGGTTACTACTGGCTCGGATGCGGTCTTGAGGTCAGATAATGCCATGCTGTACAGCTTGTCCTTGCTGTCTGTATCGTACTCTTTACGCATCAGGATATAAGCATCAGCCTTATTTACGATGTTGGATGGGAACCGGTCCCTTGCCTGTGGTGCGCGGATGATCGCACCGTCTGTAAAGTACTCGATATTGCCGTTTTCATCGTATTCTTTCTTGTCAAGACCATTGATTGTCAGACCGTCCTTTCCGGTCGGCTGGATGCAGGTGTAAAGCTTCTCGGCATCTGTGGTTTTTCGAATTCCGGTAATTCCTTTCCCGTACCGCAGTACAATGTCATTCCGGTATTCTCCGACTCCGCTGTCTGTATCGGAGTGTTTCCGATATACATTTAGGACAATCTCTTTTAAAGAGTAGTCTCTGTTCAGTACTGTCTCAAATTCGATCTCCGCAGAAAAAACATTGGCCAGAGAAAATAATCTCTTTAACACGGTCGTTGTGCCAGTCCATTCGTTGGTAATCCGTTTGTCCGACACCTCATTGAGTCCCAATTTAAGCGTTCTCTCAGCGTCAAACACGGCAAGGTACTCTTCAAAGCTCATGGCTTTTCCAGCTTTGTATTCGCCAGCATCCTCGTTAATAAGCTCAAACGACAGAGACCATGCCGTAGCAGTAATTGTCTTCTCCGTCTGATCGGTATTTACAATATTTAAGTAGTAAGATTTACCCTTGTAAGTAAATGCCACCTTGTTTCCGACTGTAACATGTTCTGCGTCTGGATGCTTTGCATTTACCGTAAAAGTATAGGTATTCGCCGCTCCCTGCAAATACTCATGCAGATCATCATCCCAGTAGTGCATAGACTTTTTGTGTGCATTATCCATAAATGCTATAGGCGTGTTATTTGCACTTAAAATTGCAATTCTAATACTGTCCATTACAAGTAAACCTCCCGTATTTTTGCTTTAATCTGTGGCGGCGGAGCAGAGAAAGAAGAGTAGCAGAACTGTACTTCCGTTGTTCCGGGCGGAACTTTTGGATAATTAGATCCATCAATCTCATCTCTTTTTGCCGGCATCCCGTTAACATAGACCTTTGTACTCTCTCCATTTATGGACACCACATCTCCAGCACGATACCGGTTCGGCACATCTCGGTATTTTTCCACGTTATCCTTACGGAACCAGATACTTTTTAAATAATTGTGCGTGACGTACTGGTTCGTGAGGTTTCTGTCTCCCCACTGCCCGATCCAGATCTGGATTTTTTCGCATTCCATATCCTTAATCTCTGGTATGTTTCGCTCCATATAACTTCCATACCAGAAAATCCGCAGCTTTTCTCCCTCTTTTAAAAAGTCGTTGTGGCATCCCATTTTTAGGTTAAACGGATTGCCCTCGTAGGCTGTCGGCTGGAACTCTTCCCGTCTGAGCAAGGTGTTCCCTGGGGCAAACCACTCGATACGCGCCGTATTACCTGTGGCATCACTCTTGTTAATAGACATGGAGCAGATCACTTCATTTTTCCTTGTAAGAAACGCAATAGTCTGTGCTCCCGTCTGTCCCATCAATCCAGTCTCGAACCAGTGCTGGGTGTAACAGTAAAAGTTCTTCGCTCCACGTCTGCCCTCGCTGTCCACCGGGATAGTAAGGGTTTTCATTCCACCGTTCCAGTATCCGGATGTTGCCTGTCCACCTTTTAATGCCATGACGTTATATCCGGCAACATTCTTGACTTCGAGTGTTCCCTGTGTGGTATTTTCTGGATTCTGATAAGAGGTGCCGCGATCGTCCTGAAACAAGCTATAACCGTTAAACAGTTCTTCAGATGCTTCGTAATTCTCTCCGTCTGTCTCTTCTTGCTTGCCGAGCTGGATCACTCCATACTGACTAACCAGTCCGATAAAGCCGTTTTCGTGCTGGTGCGTGATCTCATAGTCCACATCCGCCCATTCGGTGCCGTTGTTTTTAATGGTTATGGTCTGGTAGCCGTCTTCCTGTACTCCGTCAAAGGTAAATTCTGCGGTTGAGTACGCTACCCCATCCGGAATGAGCCATGTGATCGTGCCTTTCCCAAACATTGCAACCTGTGTTATATCAAAATTACCGTCAGGGACAGCATAAAAATAGCGATCCGGATAATTCCCAAACACAAGCCTTTTCGGCTCTGTGACGTTCAGGATTTTCTGAATCGCGTCATAGCTTGCCAAGATATCGCCTTTAATTTCAAAGGGCATTTCAAGCGTCTTTGATTTATATGTTATGTAGCCAAAATCCTCTCCTTTTGCACTTTCTGCTCCGTCAAGGAGTTCCGACTCTCTATTTACTCCGCTAAACGGAGAGAACCCGGACAATACACTTAAGTATCGCCCGAGTTCCTGATCGTCAAATTTTACTGATAGGCTCAATTTCTATCCCCTCCTAACATCTTCCGAAAACTAGAATTCTTTTCTATTTGTTTTTCCATTGGTGTTGCAAGTACTCTGGATGTCTCTACAGAGTCAATTTTATTAACAATCTCTAGTGGTCTGTTGGCAAGTCTGGATAGACGGTCTACTGCATAGAGTAGCTCGTTGTTATTTTCAGACTTCCGGATTCCAACGCTTTTCTGGTAAGTTTGACTTCCAGCACTTTCCGGCACTGATAACGTTATACCGCTCACAGATGCAGACAACTGAGACACCACCTTACCGGATACTTTTTTCATCTCTTTGTACGGCATATACTTTTCGTATCCAACACCTACGCCCATTGCAAGGTATTTCCCGACTTGGTCTCGCATAACTCTGGATGGGGAATGTATGCCGAAGAAATCTTTGATGGACGAAACAACACTGCTTGCGAATCCTCCAATCTTGTCAATAATCCAACCAGTCATGTTGGATATTCCGTTCCACAACCCCTGCACAATATTGCTTCCGATTGATGCCATCTTACCAGGCAGCGTAAGAATTGCAGATTCAATTCCGGACGCGATTTTTAGAGCGGCAGTTTTCACATAAGACACCATCCCGCTTATTGTACTCCCGAGATTGTGAATAGCAGACTTTCCTATATTAGCAAGCGTTGAAGGTAGATTCTGAATAGAGCCTTTAATTCCGTTTAATATATTAGTACCGGCTGTTTTAACAAACCCGACCATAGATGTAATGCCATCACCCAAGAACTTAATTATACTCTTGCCAAGGTTTAACCACTGGAACGCCATCAGCACGTCAACAATAGCTGCTATAATCTGCGGAATGTTTGCAATCAGAGTTGGTATTGCCTGAATAAGTCCGAGTGCCAACTGTCCAAGTAATTCAGCACCCTTCATTAGGATTGTTGGGAAATTATCATTAATGATGTTTGCAAATGTCGAAATAATTTCTGGAACTCGCTCAATCAAAATCGGTATTGCACTCACAATTCCTTCTACCAATTTCTGTAGCAACTCGAATCCTTTTTGAATCATTACAGGAGCTGCTTCTGCAAGTTTTTCACCGATCCCTTGAATAAAATCAAGCACTTTCGGCAACGCTTCTGGAATCGCCTGTACGAATCCATCAATCAGATTACTCAACAATTCATATCCTTGCTGTAACAAGCTTGGCCCTTGTGACGTAAGCTGCTCATATAGAGTTGTAATAAGCTGGATTGCAAGCGAACCAACAGACGGCAATATCTGCATCATTCCGTTCACTATTGCCTGTATGATCTGAATTCCAGATGACAACAGTTGCGGTATGCTGGTGCTAATATTTTCCGCAAACGAACTTATAATCTGTGCTGATGCAGTCACAATTCCGGGCAATGCTTGTATAATTCCCGTTGTTATGTTGGAAATGACTTGTCCACCTATCTGCATCATTTCTCCGAGTTTTCCGGAGTTAAGTGACTGCGAAAGACTTTCCATCAACAGGTTTCCGACTTCTGGGAGTTCTTTTGCAAGTCTTGGGACGATCTGCATCAAATTATTTGTTATATTTTCAGCTGCGGCCTTTACGGCATCTGCCAATTCCTGTGGGGAACTTGAACCATTCAAAAAGTTGTCAAATGCTGCTTTTGCGGATTGTACAGAGCCCTCTATGGTAGTTAATGCTTCTGCGCTCGTTGTACCTGCAATTCCCATGTTTTCTTGAATCTTGTGGATTGCCTGAATGATCTGGTCGAACGACACATTGTCGAGATTCTCTATTTTTTCGTTGAGAATGCCACTGTCGTTAATCAAGCGGATCATTTCAGCCTGCGTTCCACCATATCCAAGTTTCAGGTTATCCAACATTGTGTAGTTCTGCTTCGCAAATCCCTGATAAGCATTTTGAATATCAGTCATGTTGGAACCAAATTTATTCGCATTGTCTGACATGTCCACCATTGCCATGTCTGCTATTCTGGCGGCTTCTGCGGTATTGTTTCCGAGTCCTTGTAAAAGTGATGCAGAAAAGCTTGTTACAGTCTCCATGTACTTATTTGCGGATACACCAGCTGTCTTATACGCATTGTTTGCGTTATCGATCACTGTCTGCGCGCTATCTTTAAACAGCGTCTCAACACCGCCTATGTTCTGTTCCAAGCTTGCAACGGAATCAAGAGACATTTTAGACACTGCCCCAAATGCTGCGGCAACTCCAGCTACTGATCCGGCAATCACTTTCAATCCACCACTTGCAACACTGCCAAGTTTGGAAATTCCTGAATTGAATCTGGATTCGTTTATTTCTGTGTTAAATTTTAATGAGCCATCATAACCCATACTATCCCTCCTTTATGGATAGCACAGGCTCAATGGCTCAATTTAAAGTGCTTAAATCTTAATCTCTACTTCTTTTTTGCACGTCCGGCACTTGATAAATGCATTGGTGCAAACGGAATTGTTGTTATAAATCAATAGCTTGCACCCGCAAAAAGGACACTTATACCACTTTCTCTCAAGTGATGGTTTTTTAATTTTACAACTCATCTGTCACCTCACATAAAAGCATTTCCGATATCATAATCCGTCAGGCTCTCAGATGGCAATTGAATTGATTTCTGGATCTTTTTAATTCGTTTTTTCTCTTCTTTGTCTTTAATTTCCGATAAATCAACACTGCGGTACATTATTCGCTGTTTAATCTCTGTATCGTCAGACAAACCATCAAAAAGCATCCGGAATTTCCACCAATGCATATATTTAATGTCGATTAAATCAATTCCATAATCTCTGAGAAAGCCGGATAATATATATGGATAATCAATGGAGTACGAGAATAAATTTTTCTTCGGCTTTTCTTGCAACTTTTCTTGCGGTTCTTCACAATCACCTGTCTCCGCAACCTTTGCACAGTTTGTATCCATCGTTATAAAGTGGGACAATGCGCTTATAGCTTCTTCATCTGCAACTACATCATCAATAAAATACTGCTGTATGATCGCGAATTTTTGGAGAGCATCAAGCTCTTGGTCTTTCAACATGTCCAAAAGCCTGATGTATTCACGGAAATCCGTAATAACCTTGATATTTTCCCCTCTTACATTTACTGTGCTCGGTAACTCTTCATAAAAAAAGTTCATTATTTCTTCGCCCGTCTCTGTGCTCTATTCGGTGTGTATTTGCTAACAACAGAGTTCCGTCTCTTATTTACGGCATTGATTTCTTTTTCACATACAGCAATGAACGAATCATAGCACTCTTCGCAAACTCTCAAATTCATTTTCCCGTCAAAAAGTTTTTCAGAAGTACCTTCCTCGAAAATTCCGTCAAAAATATCATAAAACAACAAACAATATTCTCTGGTTATTTCCGATATCTTCCCAACCTTTTCAAGGTTCTTCTCTCTCGGCTCAATGCTTTCAAATACTTTTTCGTATCTTTCCAAAAACTCTACGTCATCCATATCTATTTCAAGTTCTACATCGTTCCATTTCCACTGGCTCATTGGCTCACTCTCCTATTCTTTCTCGTATTTTTTACCGCCTTAAAATCGGCGGCAGCTACTCCCCCATGTAATCTCCCTTGGCGTAAGTAACTGTCTTGGATGTAATGTCAGTTTCCGTAACGTATCCTTCCTCAAGATCGGATACAGCTTTCAGCGATCCATTGTAAACCAATGCGTCTGTTCCATCTCCGTCCGAATCCGGGATAACTGCGTAAGTTCTCTTTGTTGCGTAACACTTGTCACCTTTCGTGTTCTTTTTGTAAAAATCCACCGTGACCACTTCCACATGTGCATCATCCGCAACTTTCTCACCGTCATGGATTTTTGCAATTCGCTCATGCACAGGATTCCCTACATACATATCAAAAGAGTACTCTGTAGCCGGAGCATATCCAACTACATCTGATCTCTCCGTGCTTTCATCCACGTACTGTCTGGAATACTCTTTCGGGTTTTTCCCATTTGTCATTGCGGTAAAATTGGTCATTCTTTCAAATTTCGGAGAGCTGCCCGTTGCATCCGTGTTCATGAATGCTACTCGCAGGTGTCTGCCTACTAATTTTGGTACTGTTCCTGACATACTTATACCTCCTGTGTATAAATTAAGCGGCACTCAATACGATACTTAGCTTTTTCCTCGTTGATATCGTACAAGTAACCACTGTTTAAAGTTTCGATTGATATTGGGTTCTTCTTTTCTTCGAGTTTTGGGAGGTTGTCATTGAAACTCTGCTGTTCCAACCACTCTTCGAAGCTCTGGAAAAATCCACTGTTTTCGATATTGATTCTTGCGTCCTGATCGTATTCCTCTTGGCTCGTAAACGCAAACTGGAACTGCTTCTTTGCCCCACCATCCATGTATCTCTGCATGATCGGGTCGCACGGAAGAGGGTCAACAGAATACCCCATATCCGTTCCAATGTAGTCCACATTTACACGTCCATCACTTAAAAACGGACATGTGAGAATATATGATCTGACGCTGTCAATGAGATTTGACATACTTCGCCGCTCCTTTCAGGATAGAGTCTTTGTGACGATTTTTCATGCGCTCAAACCATCGTGATTTTTCCTTATGCTCATAATATTGTCTACGTGCATAAGGTGCAATCTGGTTGATTTCCCCACTTCCAATTACGGTGCCAAGGGTTGCTGACTTAACAAGTACTCTTGTCCGTCTTGGAGTCTCCGGGTTCATACGCCGGATGCATTCAGAGTCCACGAAAGACTGTGCGTTTGCAAAACCGGATTCCATACTTGGCTTAAAGTTGGGATTCCAGTCAAGTCTTGCCGTCACTTTTCCACCCTTTGTTGCTTGCGTATAGATCGCACCTCTTGGTGTCTCAATCTGGAATTTTTTCTTTCCTTTTGCCACTACACTCCCACCACCTTAATATGAGGATTGCCGCCAAAAGTATTGTAGTTTGCAGATGTAATTCTAGCCTTGTCCAGCCCGTTCAAGTCCTTAATCGTCTGCATGTCAACCTTGCAATCGCCTTTTACAAGGTAATCGTCTTTCTTAATTTCTATGTTCGTATCCGGGATTCTGACTGTGTAGGTGTCTGCTTGCTTTAACCCATCTGTCGTGATCTGCGACTTTTCATTTTTATACCACCATACCTCAGGTATGTAAGCTCGCTCCCACTCATCCAGTCTGGTTTCAGAGTTGTACTTTCTTCTGTACAGTGTTGCATCTGCGTTGGTTATCATGATTCTACCCCCATATACAAGAGTCCGGTCGGCATAAGATAGAGTTCCAATGTGTCAAATATCTTTCTGCTAAGCAGTTCGTCTGCTGTTCCCCCGCTTCCTCCGCTTTCGTAGCTGACAGAGTATCCATCCGTGTTTTCGGATGTGACCGCACGTCCAGAGTGCTTGCTTCTGACCTTTTCATCATTGGCAATCAAATCGCAGACAGCGCAGGTGGCAAGTTTTACTTCTTCCATTTCCATATTGTCATCAGCGCGCCCGAAGGTAATCCTTCGGACATAAGCTGATGCTGGAATAACAGATTTATCAAATTCTTCATCTGTTAAATTTCCCATATATTCAGAGACGTAAAATGTATAATCCGCATACAAGTTCATTTACATCAACTCCTATTTCTGCTCCGCTGCAGTATGTACATAGATAGCCGCTTTCTTGTTATCTTTCGCCTCTGCGATACCTACGGTACGATACCCGAACTTCCAAGCATCCGCATCCTGATTCTGATCCGGTGTGATGATCTTAGATACAGTGTGCTTCTGATTCTGGATTACTGCATTCTTGTCAACAATCAAGAAATCAATCTTCTTGCCGCCTGTTGTTGTAAAGCCGCCGGCTCCAGATGCTGTCAACGTGACTTTGTCGAAAAATCTTCCCTCAGGAACTTCAATCACTCCAGCCCAGCCTTCCAGAACTTTCTTGGATGCCGTTGTATCAAGGTCCTCAATATCCCCTTTGAGTGCGGCAGAGATATACAGATAACAGGTTTCCGGCTTTGCCTCCGCATTTTTAATAGCAGTCTTGCCTTTTCTAATTGCTGCAATTCCGGCTTTCGCATCTGCAATCGCTGCTGCCACTTTATTAGTAGATGGTGCGTATCCTGCATAAGATGCCAATCTCCAAGCATCCAGTTCCGGTACCACCTGTGTTCTTAAGAACTCTCCGGACAATCTTCCGAAGGCAACACCTGCAGATTCGATATTGTCCATAGCATCCACAGTGAACATACGGCCACGATCATAAGTACACTTCTTAGTCTCGTACTCAAGTGTTACGTCACCCGCAACATATCCCGTCTGCTTATTATAATTTGCAAGACCGGACATAGTCATTTTCGGGATCAGAATCTCGTTTGCGTTTGCTCCCTCTCTCACAAGCTCATTCGGACCATCCAAAACCGCTGTCAAAGACGCCAGCTTGTAAACTTCGTCCAACATCGTAGAGTATGCTTTTCTTAATGCAATTGTGTTCGCCATATCTTATTACCTCATTCTTTCTAATTATTTTTCTGCTGGAAGCCCCATAGCCGCTCTGATTGCCGAGAAATTATCTCCACCTGTGCCAGAGCCACCAGTTGCTCCTACTGGGTTTTTAAAGGGCTCATCAGAGCCAAATAAATAAGCATCAGATTCCTTTACGGTTTCCAATGCTTTTTTGATGTCCTCAGACTGGTTTTTCGATTCTTTCAAAGCGTCCATATCAAGCATAGCCATGACTGCTTTTTCGTTGCGACCGCCTGCTGTCTTGATAGCTTCTTTGATCGTGTCGGAAAAGATGCGATCCGCTTCTTTGGCGGCATACTCGGCGTCTTTGTCTTTCAACTGCTGATTCAGTTTATCAATCTCGCTCTGCATAGCTGCCGGATCTATGTCTTTAAATTTCTCTAAAGATTCCGTTGCAGTCTCAAGCTGACTCTTGTAATTGTCACGCTCACCCTCTGCTTTGGTTGTCTTTGCCTTTTCAGCGGCAATGTCTTTCCCGTTCTCTGCCATGATCTTATCAATCGCGTCCTGTTCCAATCCAAGTCCTTTTAAAAATTCTGTTTTCATGTTTCGATCTCCTTTCGCATTAGGTAGTTTAAGGCGTGTTACCAACCGCCACGAATTGACTGTTTAAGGTCTCATCAACTGACCAAAAAGGCATAAAAATAACACATATCTCTATGTGCTAATGTCCTACTTATTCAATTTTTCCGCACTTTGCACAACGCCTAACATATCCCTTTGTAGCCTTGTTGTAGCGCTTGCAATACTTGTGTTTTCAGAATTTCTGCTTTAACCATTTGAACATATCTACTCCTAAAGTAACGCCTGTACCTGCTCTTTCAAGCTCTCCGGTACATCATCAATTGTCAAGTGTCCACCTTTGATTCTGTTCGCCAAAAACTGTGCCATAACTTACACCCCCATTTTCATTGTTGCAAGAATCAACTCCTGTACCGCCTGATCTGTGACTTCCTGTGCTGCCTGTGTTGCTTTCAGGTCATTCTGCAATTTCCCATAGGCGCTCATACCGTCATCCACGGCTTCATATTCTTTGATTACATTTTCTTCTGTCTCTGTGTAGCCAACAAAGACAAGGTTACTAAATCCCTCTGGTTTCTCTTCCTTGAGTGGCTTGTAGCCATCTTTTTTGATGGAGCTGATTCTTACAGTTCCGTTTTCCATGATTTTTGCGTAGTTCATGTTTAAATCTCCTTTCGATACGTTACTTTAATGTCTGGGTCAAGCTCCCCTCCGTCCACTGTTATGACTGTGGTAGGGTAGTAGGTTTTTAAGGCTCGGATAGCGTTTTGCTCGGATTGTGGGAGGGGGACGAATTCTTCGGAATCGCCCTTATACAGAACGTGCAATGGATTATCTGCCAAATACTGTTTATATGCATCCAGTGTAAGTTCCACCTCTTCTGGGAGAGTTATACATAGGATTCCTAAATTATTTATAGTAATACCTGTATCTTTTTTGTATCCTACACTGGAATAGTCATATCCTAACAATTCAGAGCAGAACGGTACGGCTATTGGGAAAGTAATGTCTGTCCTATAAAATATTTTAGACGCAGGTTGAATTGACCACTTTCCAGTTTTTCCGTCAATCGTTTCATTCACGGAATTATACAACCACCCGATCTGTCCGTCCTGCTCTACCAGTCTGTCCCATTTTGTAATAGGGCGGTCGGATGTGAGGGTGAGTGTTTGTTCTTTGTAGGGTTCATATTCAGTTAATGTCTCTCCTAATTCGATTTGAATGTCCATTTCTTTTAGGATGTTTACATCCTCACTCCGATAAAAAAATATGACATAAAAAACCCCATCATCTTTAGTCGTTATTTTTACGGAGTTTACATCATTGTTAAATGCTAACGCACCACCATAATATATGCCGTTGTTAATCGCACCGTTGACATTTAAGCTTTTCCTTTTTGAGACTGTATACGTGGTATTCGGTTTCACCTTAAAAGTTGCATATTTCCAGTAGGTAGCATCTCCCTCTTTGTTCTGATAGTTTTCGCTTTCTGCGAAATAATTAACATCAAAAAGATTCTTTCCTACTACTTTCACATCAACTTCATACTTCTGTTTCTCCTCATTCCACTTCCCAGAGTTTTTGATTTCCTGCGGATATTCTTGGCTTGGGGATGGTTTACCGCCTGTGTAGGGTTCGTAGGGCAGAACGGTAGAGCCTTCATTTACCATGCAAACTTTTTTCAGTTCTTCCATATCGGATTCTGTAACATTGGCCATGTCTATTTTCTTATATGACAATCTTATGTAAGCTGCACCTTCTGGCATTTCCGAAGACATATTCATCGGATAATTGATTTTTGTCTTTTCTTTATCGTATGTAGTTATTGTATGCGCCAAAAATTTGTTTCCGCAGCTAGTAGAATACCTTTTGCCAGGAATAACGGGAATATACCCAGTGGCAATGTATTGCTTTAGGTTTATGATATTTCCGGTGTCTCCTGCAAGAGTACCAATCACGAACTCACTCGGATTAGCAAGATTTTTCCCACTCGTCTGCACCTGTTCCGTCTTCCCACCAAGCTCCAACCTCTCAAGCGGCGCATCCAAGCTGTTTGGCAGTACCAACATCCCTGTACCCTCTAGCTCTACCCTGTCATAATTCGGTGGCTGCGGAGTGGAGACTCCAAGAGGGCAGATCATATCCACTCCTATGATTCCTGTTCCGTCTACCATTTTAAGCATTGCACTTCCACTCCTTTTTCGCTGGTTGCTGTGGGGATGATTTGGACGATGTTGCTCTTCCCACCGCCGTAAGAGCCATACTGCAATCTTTGTGCTGTCTGTGCCGGAATCAGTACACTCTGCTCTTTTGTCGCATCTTTTTCAAGTGATGCATACACATCACCATCCGTAAAATTCTTAACCAGAAATTCGGATGATGCTGTCTCAAATTCAAAAATCAATGTTTCTTCCGCTGTCGGCTGTCTGATTACTTTTACTTTACTCATTTCCTAAACCTCCTAAATCGTTTTGGTACGGGTGCCACTCTGCCGCGCATATCGTAATAGATGCGCTCTCTTTCTTGTTGCAGACCCATTCTTTTGCAAAATCTGGTGTATTCTCCCAGCTGTCCTTGATATTTTGCTTTCGCAAGCATCACATCGTCTGGATCAGCACCACCCTGTTTTAATAGCACAGCCTTTTCTCTCTGTGCCCTCATAGCGGTTTCCATTTTCCTCTGTTTCTGTTTGGCTTCGTACAAGGTGTATTCCTTGCCGTTAAATGTCTTAGGTATACTTTCCTTTCGGTTCTGCTCTACAAGCCAAGAATCAGACCAATTCCGCTCCGAGACGCCTTTTACAAAAGGGTAATACTCATGGTAACAGTTTGCTCCAAGTAGTCCGGTAACTGTTCCAAGACTGCATACCGTGACAAGTTCTTTCTTGCTCCATACCTTGCCTTGCCAGACAGCGTGTGATGGTCTCGCTCCGGCGTGCCACGCGACTTCGTAATGCTCTGTCCCAAGCTTATCGGCGTTCATTTCTGATATTTTCCCGGTAAGCTGTGACACACCCGTCATAACCGCTCTCCTTGCCGCCACATCTACCCTGCTATGCCACCCAGAAGCGTAGTCAATGCTTCTGAGTCCGCTGTTTGTGAGTTGAGTAACCACCTTGCGAATCATGGTATTGTAGTCAAACGTGCCGTATACAACACCTGTAATAGCTTGGTCGAGATATCCTTGGTAGATGTCGGACAATGGAGTCATAACGAGCCTACCGCCGCCATAATCCACATAAAATCCCATGGACTTTGTGACGTTCCGCAGATCATCATTGCTCTGCCGGATGAATCCATCTGTAAGCTGTTGCAACTCCTTATTATCCTCGTAAGAGATATATTCTGCATTGACCTGCTCGTAGATGTCTTTATTACGGACATATTCCCAGTCGATTACCTTGTCGTACAGCTCAAACACTTCCGGATAGGACAGATTCAGCGTGGTTTTTATCATCTTTTCGATGTCCTCAGAAGAGTACCCAATAATCTGTAGTCGGTTAATCTGCCAGTCGGCTGTGCTTGTGATTTTTCCCGCTTTTTTAATCCGGCGAACAATGTCCTCGAGAATCATCTGTTCCAAATCAAGAAAATGCTTCTCGATCTGTCCGGATAGCTGCTTTTTGTAGTCTTCCCTCAATTGGTTCACCTACTCCATTACTTCGATCTGCTCTGGCAACATCTTTTTCGCTGTGGCTTCGTCCTCGTTGTACCACTTCATGCGGTATTCCAAATGCGACATCACTCCCATACTCACGTCCTGTCTGTCCTGCTGACGCTCTGTTTCCTCATCGGTCAGTATGGAATCGTTGAATTTGCAAGAGAACTCATATCCCGAATTAAGCATACTGTTGTAGAATGCAAGCCCTGCGGCAAAGTCCTCTAAGCAATCGTATAAGTTGTTCTGGATCGCCGTCACTCGGTTGTACTTGCGGTTCTTCGATGCCTTGATCTCCGTAGCTGTCTTTGCTACTTCCTGCGCATCTGACAGGTCTCCATAAGCAAGACCTACGGAAAATTCAATCTCACGTTTGTATTCCTCCAACCCACGCTTAAAGGCTTCGTCCCTCATTTCTGGGGAGTATTCTTTTAAGAGTTCTTGGTCTTTTCCAACGTCCAGATTCATTCCTCGATACAATTTGTTTTTGAGTTTTGGGAGTCCAAACTTCCCGGTTGCCTTATCTTGTTTAAGCGCTCTATTATCCACATGGATAGCACGCTCACCCGATTCGTATTCCCAGTCAAGCCTTGCCCCCTGTGTATCAGTTTTCCGGATCAGTGCAACTGCCGACTCGTACACCGACACTCCGCAGGCAGAACCGTCTATTTTATTTTTAATTGGATTGCGATAATATCCAAAGTCCATACGGTTCATGCCGGGATAGGTAATCGGTCCAGGTAGGATATTCTCCCATTCTTCCACCGCTTCTAGGCTGCATGGAAGACCGATATCATTCGCTGTCTGAGAGTGGAAACACTTGTTTTCTATAGTCAGATTCCCGTCAATGAAATAGTGCCGTTCAAGCCTTGTGAAATAATCAGCGTCCCCAACCTTTTTTACGGTCAGAAATGCAATATCATTTGGCTTTCCATCATCCCCAAAGCTGATCGGGATGATCTTGTCGGCAGAAACAAATTCAGCAGCCGATTCTCCCAGTGGCTTCAGGACAAACGACCCCAGTGCAAGTCCTTCCTGTAGGTTCTCATTTAGGCTTGCGATATTCTTCTGGTAAATTTTGTCTAACCGTTCGTTACTTACGCTGGTTTCCATTTCCACCAGCGCACAGTCCGCAAACTCTCGGCAGATTCCATCTTCAATCCCGAGGGAAACAATGCTGTCAGAAATCCAATCTGCATCACCATTTAACATCTGTCTCCATCTGTTGATTGCATCTATCATGTCGTTGGATAGTGCGATATCCTTGCCGATGATCTGTTTTAATGTCGTGTACCCAAACATCCTCATGATTCCTTTCCATACTCTCTTAATTCCATCAAACATCTTCCACCTCTTCGATTAGGTATTTCATGTCACGTTCGATCGTGTACTCAAACGCATCCAAGCTGTCAATGTCAGTGCTGCCATCGTCCAAGCGTTCGTCTTTGTCCTTTACTTCTTTGTCCCACACTGCATCCGAAAAAGCAGTTTGCAGAGATTCGCAGTCTTTTGTAATAAAAAACCGCCCAGCCCCCATGAGCTTGACGGTGCATCTGATTCTGTCGTTTATAGGTCTTTTCTTTGCTGGTTTGACAGCTATCCACGGAAATTCCTTTTCCACGGCATTGCGGATAGAATTACCAAGGACGGTTTCTGCATTGTCCCAGAATACGGACTCTACGTTACAATACTGTACATAGTCTCCACTCTTCACGCACACAGAGTAATCATCTATCACTTCTTGTACAAACTCACAGAACAGCTCATTCAGTCGGTTGCTGTCGATATCCTCTTTCTCATCTTTTGCCATGACTCTTCTGGATTTTAAAGCAATCACGTCTCTGTAATCGTCCGTATATCCTCTGGCAACGAATGAGTGACCAGATTGATTACCACCAAAGTCCAAGCCAATCTCGATTGATGTGATATCCTCTTTTCGGAATTGCTTATGCTCTGATTCCTGTGAGAGATTATCCACGATTTCGCACCGGAACGCTTCCGGATTGTCTGCGAACCTCTTGTAGATTGATCCGTCAGCCCTTTTCCATAACCCCAGGATGAGGCGGTCATAATAGATTGTACCATCATATTCCTTGCAGAGTTGCTTAACAAATTCTGGATCCAGAAATGGATTATCAAATATCGTGTACTTTTGGAGATAGATGTCCAGCTCTACATTGTCGATGAACTCTTTGAGCCAGTGCGTCGGATGTTCCGGGTTGCAAGCTCCATCAAAGCAGGAGTACGTCTTATCGAGACGGGATTTAAGCATCTGGAACACCTCTTTGTTCCATTTTGCTATCTCATCTCCGTAGCAGTACTTAATGGATGCTCCCTGTATCTTTGCGACTTGGCTGACCTTTTCCGCTCCGAGACAATAGACATCCTCTCCGCATACTCTTGCCACATTCCGGTTGTTAATGTTCCCGATTAGATCACTGGTATAGATTTCCCTCATCGGTTGGAGTACGTTTCGCTCTATGGATTCTTTGGAGACACCCATGATTACATTCAAGCCGGGGAGTCCAGCTCTATCTCTGATTCTTTTTGGGACAATATAAGCAGTGTCTACAAAGGACTTTCCAGAACGAACCGCTCCGGACTTGATATTCCATCTATGAGTTGCGTTTATGATGTATTCATTCTGTTTTTTGCTTAGCTGCATTGTCATGCAATCCTTTCAAGATTTCATCCAGCTTCTCAATTGCTGTTCTGTCCTCGTATTCCTGCTTATCCCTCCATTTGTCCGGTTTCCGGTTCTTCAACCAAAAGATCTGGGCTGTCGTGTCCGGTGCTACTTGCTTTGTGACCTTTTTTGTAGTTTTCATTTCATTAAGTTCCGGTATGTATTCCCTGGTTGTTTCCGTGTACTCATATCCAAGCGCACGTTTTAGCAGAGCGTTCTCAACTTGACGATCAACAACTTCTTTTCCCTTTTTTAGGGACTCCAAAATCTCCACATACTTGTTTTTCCAGTTATTCAAGCAAGATACCGATATCCCTATGTTATTTGCTATCTGCTCGTCTGTCAGACCATCTCTCGCCCATCCCTCTATCTTTAGCAAGCCTTCCGGCTCTAGCCATTCCTGATATTTACCTTTTGCCATCCGACCCACCACCTTTAAAACATAATAAAAGCACCCATCTCTGGATGCTAAGAATTTAGGACTACTGCAAAATGAAAGAATTATAACAGCAACAAAACCAAAATAACCAAATACACAATCAAAATTTACAAGAAAAAGGAGGAACCTTGCAGTAGTCCACAACGGGTATAGCAGGACTCGAACCTGCGACACGTCGGTTAAAAGCCGATCACTCTCCCAACTGAGCTATACACCCGTAGGATGCCAGTTGACATCCTTTACCCTATCCGCACTCGGGTACTGACACTAAATATAGATTGCTGAATCTATTTTTGTTTGTTTTGCAGATCTGCGGATATCTGCGTTTTGGTACCATTGCAATGTAAGTCCGGTGTGCACTCCCAGAACAGATCTCAGCTGTGCAGCCTGTATACTCACATCACAAAGCCGTGTACAGGAGTCGAACCTGTCTGCCCTACATTTGCCACGGCATAAGAAAAAGCACCACCACATAAGTGATAGTGCCTTTTTATCTTCTTTCACTCTTTCAGTATACCAGTCAAGCCACTATATGTCAATAGTTTTAGAACATTTAGAACACATTATTCCAGTGTACTTTTAACATACTGTAGCACTGATTATACGGCACTCCAACTTCTGCGGAAATTTCATATTCATCCATTCCGTTTATATATTTCAATTCCATTACCATGCGTAGAATATTGTCCGGCAACTGGTTTATGTATTTTCTTGCTTCCTTGATGAGTAACTCGTTTTCGAAGTATAGCGCTCGATATTCCGTTTCAATATCCACACTATCATCAATATCGCTCATACTGTCATCTATCCCGCCTTTTCCCGATGGCATACCGCTCATATTGATTTCGGATGACATTGCCGCATATTTATGTGCTTTATACAATTCAGCTAGCCGTTCCATTCTGATGTTATTTTTATGTATTCGTTTTATGCGTGCTTCCGTCATCACTCATCACACTCCCTTTCGCATCTATTCCGACCTTCTTCAAAAAGTCTTCCACCGTGTGCTTCTTGTACTCTGCAACGTCCTTATTCGTCCTCTCACGGCTTTTAAAATCACAGGCGAAGGCTTTATGCTCCTGTTGTTTTAAAGCTGTCTCACATGGCTTTCTCGTTGCCATATCATGTGCATCTATCTTTCGGATGACTCCTGCCGTCTCCTTTCTGCGCTTCATGGTCTCTCTTGTCATTCCTGCATCACCTTAATTTCCTCTCCTGTCAGCTCTTCAAGCTTCTGTCGCATTTCTTCCACTGTCATTTTCTTTGGTTCTTTGCGCTCCCAGATGAGTTCGAGGTTGCAATCATGCATGATACTGCTAATTTTTCCCATGCATTTAATCTTATATACTCTAACTATTTCCAAATCGCTTACCACACTTTTTAAGTTTTCGTTATAGTCTCCCAAATCCACATATCCATCTTCACCAGTCAAAAAGCCGCCTATAACAAGTCTTTTCCCGAAACAGTTATCATTATATTCGACTACCATTCCGTCTTTTAAATCTGACTTTGTAAATTTTTTCTGCATGTAATCACCACATTCCAAGATTTTATAATTGTACTTTTCTGCAAAATCACGAGACGAATATTCTCCGCTTCCGTAATAACACGTTCCTTCGTGGTGCACATTATAATTTGTATTTTTCAAATAACTTTCTCCGTTATACCACTTCATTCCATGTCCGTGCATCTGCCTGCAGAAATCTTTCGCTTCTTCCTCGGTCTTACAGTGCACCGCAATCTTATTGTCTTTATTTTTAAATTCATTCCAATTAAATTTTTTCATATTTTCTTACCTCACTATCTTTCGCACAATCCAATCCAAAAACACCACAAATAGCAGTATCGGGAATCCCGCAGCCATCAGGTAATCCGCGCCTTCTAGTTTTACATCCTCTTCGATTCCTGTCTTCAAAGCAATCACTGTTCCAAGCCCCAGGATGTAGTACAGGGCTAAGAATGCGATTGTAATTAAAATGTCCATGTTATTCCTCCTTGTATGGTTCTGGAAGTGGCTGCCATGCTACAACCTTTTCATACCCCAATTCATCATTTGTTTTAAACACCGTATCAACGAATCCTAAACTTGTCGAATCGTAAATATCATGCCAAAATCCAAATCCATATTCACTATCATACTGACAGAACATCGGCAAATCCTCTTCGTGATTTTCGACAATACACATATAGAATCTCATATCATCATCTTCTGGTAGTCTATCTTCTACTGAAATCCAGTCTTTATCTTTCTTCCCATCTTCATATCCAATCTGATACCATTTTCTCCGGTTACATTCTCCACAGTTTGGAACTTCGTTCATGTGCGAACGGATAATACCACTAATTTCGGTTGCCATACCTGTAGCACCTAACGCATACAACACCTTATGTCCAGTTACATACTCTTTTTCAACTTCGCTTATCTCTTCCAAAATCTTCTCTAGTACGTTCATTCCGTATCCTCCTTATCCACATACTTCTCTACGACATCTGCTGCACAAGTCAGCCCATAAATATAGCTTTCCAATTCTTCCGCTGTTTTGCTTGTTCCGTATCTTCGCTTTTCTTCTTTCAAAGTTTCGTAGGCGTCATTTTTCATGCTTTCGATTTCTTCCACGATTTTCTCTAATACGTTCATCACTCCACCTCCAACAAATCAAGCCATTCTTCCAATGTCTCTTTTGTAATTTCCAACCACGAACCATCATCTACAGCATCAAGATGAACATGATCAGAACCACCAATCATCATGTGACCACTTTCGTCTAGCTCGTAAATTTTCCCTTCTTCAATCACAATTGTATCGTTTTCGATTAAGAAACCATCATCGTCGTATTTATCTACGCAGAAAGTTTTCTTGCACTTATATCTCTTACTCATTTTCCTTTCCTCCGTTCTGTCGCATCTGTTCAATGTAAATATCTGTTGCACACCTTACAATTTCTGGTTTCATGCCATCGTAATCAGTGCCTTTGTAGAAATTCTTGTTACACGATCTTTTAATCATGCACAGGATATCTTCAAATGTTTGTTCTCTCATCTTTTCGCTCCACTTCATTGTTGTATTTCAGGCACTTTCCATCCTTGTACGCTACGCATTTCTCTTTAATACACGGATTCAACACTGGTCTGACAAAATCTCCATTCCCAATAAGCATTGCTTTTACCTCTTCTTTTCCCGTTAAATCAGGGCAAAATAAAATCATCACTCCACCTCCTCATATTCCGGACACTCCACACAATACTCATACCGGTCCATTCTTGCACACTGCTCTTTGCACACTTCGTTTTCTGGGCATTCTATGCAGCAATAATCGTGTCCGCATATACTTGTTAATTTGCATCTTCCCATCATGGTTATTCCTCACTCCAATCTATTTTCTGTCCGCAATTCGGGCAGTAGAAATGTTCATATCCTTTTTCGCAAATATATTCACTTTTGCACGTAGGGCATTTAAAGTTAATGTCACCAAGTATGTAGTCCATTATATTCGGCTTCTTCGCCGTATCTCGCTCTTTCAGTTCCTGCATCTGCTCCAGCAGCTTTGCGCAATTGTTATATTGGT